GCGGGGCAACGCAGATCGGCTAAGCAAAAACACTACATCTATAGTATACCACGAAAGGAATTGAGATAAATGATCGAAATCAGAATTACAGGAGACGCCCTCGAAGTCAGGGCCGAAATGCAGGCATTGTTAGGAGTCCATACCGGAGTGGCCGCTCTTCCGGAAGCCTCGGAGGTGGCGGACCTGGAAGGTCAGGCACCCTCTCCCATTAAAGCTCCCGCCGATGCACCCGATAAAGCGGCTGAAGCTGTTAAGGAGATTGTTGAGGATGCTCCCGCCCCTGCCAAAAAGCGCAGCCACAAAAAGAAAGTTGAAGAACCGGCGCCTGAAAAACTCGAAGAACCGGTACCCCTGCAGTCGGAAGCGCTGACAGAAGAGCAGAAGGTTGAACTCCGGACCAAGTCAGCGGAATTCTGCCACGCCCATGCCGATGGCAAGGACAAGATCAAGGCTTTCCTGGGAGCCAAGGGGCTGACCAAAGTAACTGACATGGGAGTGTCCATGATCCCTGAGTTCCTGGCCGTCCTGGAGGGCTGATTATGGCCCACGCGATATTATCAGCCTCGGCCAGCCACCGCTGGCTCGAGTGCCCGCCCTCTGCCAGACTGGAGCGTAATTATCCCGACAAGCAGACGGAGTATGCGGCTGAGGGGACCAGGGCGCATGCCCTGGCAGAGCAGACGCTTACGAGGTTTCTCTCTGGCGGCGACGGGGTGGTGCACTCCGACGACGCGGAGATGCAGGAGGCAGTGCAGTCCTACGTAGACGCCTGCCTCGAGAAAATGGCAGAGGCCCGGTCGGCCTCCCCAGACGCCAAAGTGCTGGTAGAGCAGCATCTCGATTTTTCCGACTGGGTGCCCCAGGGCTTCGGAACTGGGGACATGGTCATGGTGTCGGATAAGTACATCGAGGTGGTTGACCTTAAGTACGGTAAGGGCGTCCCGGTGTCCGCCAAGGGCAACACGCAGATGCGCCTGTATGCCCTTGGGGCGTATGCGCAGTATGGATTTTTATATAGCGCCAAAGAGGTCAGGATGACGATAGTCCAGCCAAGGCTTGACAGCATCTCCACAGACTCCCTGTCAGAGGAGGCGCTGGTGGCCTGGGGCAATCAGATCCGGCCCATAGCGGGCCTTGCCTACGCCGGCAAGGGCAAGTATAAGGCAGGCGATCACTGCCGGTTCTGCCGGGCGCGTAATACCTGCCGGGCCTACTCCGAGTATATGCTGGCAGTGATCCGAGGGGATTTTGCCCCTGCCCCTGAGCTTGATGATCGGGAAATTTCGGAGATCCTCCTCAAAGCCAAAAAGATTAAGGACTGGCTGACAGGAGTCGAGGGGTACGCCCTGGATGCGGCCCTGCAGGGCAAGTCCTGGCCAGCTCTCAAGCTTGTGGAGGGCCGGAGCAACCGCAAGATTGTGGATAACAACAAGGCGATGGCGCGGTTGCAGCAGGAGGGCTACGAGGCTCTGCAATTTCTCAAGCCGGCCCAGCTCAAATCGATTACTGAGCTGGAAAAATTAACCGGGAAAAATAAGTTTACGGAAATCATGGCCGGAAATATCGACAAGCCGCCGGGTAAGCCGGCGCTCGTATCCATCGAAGACAAACGGCCAGAGATCAATCCAGAAGATGTTAGTTTTAACGACGAATTGCTATAGGAGGAAAAACCATGAATAAATCAGAATTGATCGACGTAGTGGCGGGATCCGCCGATATTACAAAAACAAAAGCCGAGAAGGCGGTAAACGCTGTCCTGCAGACGATCACAGACAGCCTGGCCGCAGAAGACACAGTAGTACTCACCGGGTTTGGGAAATTTGCCGCGGTTAGAACGAAAGAGCGCCTCGGGCGCAACCCGATTACCGGGGCTGAGATTACTATCCCCGCAGGTATCAGGCCAAAATTTTATGCAGGTGAAACACTCAAGAACGCAGTTAAACAGGAGGGAAAATAATCATGAAATTTGTCACAGGACTTGTTAGATTATCTTACGCGCACTTAACCGCTCCGGTGGAAAATAAGCTCTCCGGGAAAACGGAATATTCCGTATCTCTGCTCATCCCTAAGGATGACAAAAAGACGGTAACACGCCTTAAGGCTGCCATCAAATCCATTTTGGATGACCCCGAAGCCCGACAGAAATGGGGCGGAAAAACTAAGGGGCTCCGGCTGCCTCTCCATGACGGAGATGAGGAGCGTGAGGATGATGCTGTATACGCAGGGCATTATTACATCAATGCCAAGGCTGATACAGACCACCGCCCCAAATTGGTGGACCGGGACCGCGAGGAGATTGTAGATCCAGAGGACATCTACTCCGGGTGCTACGCACAGGCGATTATCAGTCTGTACAGCTACGGCAAAAACGGCAATAACGGTATCGGTGCCGGGATCCTCGCCATCCGGAAAATCAAGGACGGGGATAAGCTCGGCGGGGTAACGATCAGCGAGGATGATTGGGACGATGATGACCTCGGGGACGAGGATGACGATATTTTGGGGTGATATATCATGGCAACACTGGCTATCGATCTGGAGACTTACAGCAGCAATGACATCAAGCGCGGAGTCTATAAGTATGTGGATGCCCCCGACTTCGAGATCTTACTGCTCGGCTATAGCTTTGATGATGCGCCGGTGTCCGTGATAGATCTCACCCAGGGGGGAGGAGTGCCTGACCGGATACGGCAGGCGCTCTTTGATCCTGACATTACCAAGACGGCATTTAATGCCAATTTTGAGATGACCTGTTTCCAAAAATTATATCCGGATATGCCTCTTGACTGTTGGGAGTGTACCTCGGTCCTGGCGCTCTATCAGAGTCTGCCTACATCATTGGCCGATGTGTCCAAGATCCTTTTTAAGGATGAGGATAAACAAAAAGACGCCCGGGGCAAGGCACTGATCCGTTATTTCTCGATCCCGTGCAAGCCAACCAAGGCCAACGGTGGGAGGACGCGCAATATGCCCTCTGACGCCCCGGATAAGTGGGCGGAGTACATCGAGTACAACCGGCAGGATGTGGTGGTGGAGCAGGCTATACGGCGCAAGCTCCTGGCACTCAAGCCCCCGGAGACAGAGCACCGGTACTGGCTGATGGACAGACAGATCAACACCAACGGAGCCCGCATCAATCGGGAGATGGTTAACAATGCTATCCGGATGGATGCAGAGTACCGGCAAAAGCTGAGCCGGGAGGCACAGCTTATAACCGGCCTGGATAATCCTAACTCCGTGGCGCAGGTCAAAGGGTGGTTAGAAAACCGGGTAGGAGAGACAATCCCATGCCTGGATAAAAAGGCTGTCGCTGATATGCTTACCCGCGGTCTGCCGCAGGATGTACACCGGGTGCTGGAGATCCGCCAGCTGATGGGCAAGACCTCCGTAAAAAAGTACCAGGCGATGCAGGACTCCTGCACGCAGGATGGACGGGTGCATGGGATGTTCCAGTTTTACGGTGCCATGCGGACGGGGCGCTGGGCCGGACGTATCGTCCAGCTCCACAATCTCCCCCGCAACAACATGGAGCCGACAGAGCTTGATGCTGCCCGGCAGCTGGTGATAGACGGCGACCTGGACACGCTGGAGATGTGTTACGGCAATGTTCCGGACACCCTTTCCCAGCTGATCAGGACTGCCATAGAGGCGGAGCCCGGGTGCCGGTTTGTCGTAGACGACTACTCAGCTATAGAGGCGCGTGTCATCGCCTGGCTTGCCGGGGAGCACTGGCGGCAGAAGGTCTTTGCCCAGGGCGGTGATATCTACTGCGCTTCGGCGTCTGCCATGTTTCACGTCCCCGTGGTCAAGCACGGGGAGAACGGCCACCTCCGGCAAAAGGGCAAGGTAGCAGAGCTGGCGCTCGGTTATGGGGGTGGTATCCACGCCCTCAAAGCCATGGGCGCCGATAAGATGGGTCTGGATGATGAGGAGCTGCAGGACATCGTAGCCAAGTGGCGCAAGGCGTCTCCCGCGATTATCCGGATGTGGTGGGATGTCGATAACGCCGCCAAGGAGGCTATCCGCACACACCGCCCGATCAGGATTAAGCAGGGACACCTGGTATTCCGGGTTGCCCATGGGGCACTGTTTGTCGAGCTCCCCAGCGGCCGGCACCTGACCTATCTGCATCCCCGAATCGGTGAGAATCGGTTTGGCGGGGCGTCTATAGAGTATATGGGTATGGAGCAGGGCACCCGCAAGTGGGGGCGCCTTGAGACCTACGGAGGCAAGCTGACAGAAAACATCGTGCAGGCGGTGGCAAGGGACTGCCTTGCTGCCGCGATGCTCCGACTTACTAAGGCAGGGTACAAGATCCTGATGCACGTCCATGATGAGGTCATTATGGAGGTGCCTGACGGTAAGGGCGGGCTGGATGAGGTAACACGCATCATGTCGGCCAACGAGCCGTGGGAAAAAGGATTGATCAAAAACGCTGATGGGTTTGAGTCGACTTATTATATGAAAGATTAAGAGGTGTCAAAAATGGTTGACAAATATATGTTTGAAAAACAGCGGGACATGGCCAAAGAGGCCAAAGAATATCTGGAAGGCAAGCAAAAAGACGCCCCCGAAGGCAGCCAGGAAGAGCTTGCCCTTGCAGTTAAGTACTGTGACGAGTGCCGCAGGGTATCAGCACTTATCGTTGATCTGCTGATCGCGGATGAGACTGCCAAAAAGGCAGCCAAAAAAGAGGCAGCGCCCGTTAAAGCTCCGGAGACCGTTAAAGCTCCGGCCGATGATTTAGACGATCTGTTTTAAGGGAGGGCATTATGGATGAGTTTGCACACGTACGCATCGGGCGTCTGTTTGACGGCGTCCAGGCGCACATTAACTGCGTGTCGGGCGCCCCCTTGGAGGGGGAAAAGTATTTTGCCCAGCCGTTTAAGACGATCCAATATCACACGGCGTGCGGTATGTCATTTTTCGGGCATTGGCTGTACAAGCCTAACATGGGCTCCCCCATCTTTACCGGGCGAGATTATTACTGCCCCCGATGCGGTCAGCATGTCAGATACCCCGAGGACACCATATACGAGGCGTCAATTGACGACAAGGACATCCCCTGTGATATGGGTCTCCGGGCAGTCGCTTATAAGCATTTTTTGGATATTCTCGTGCAGGCCCATACGGTGAGGGTGGCATACGGTGAGAGATCCATAAATCCGCACCCCCGGGCCCTGAAATGGCGTCTGCGGTTTGATTTTAAAACCCGGCAGACAACATACAAGATGATAGGAGGCGAGGAGCCAGAGGCCGTGATGTGGCCTTTTGGGGCGCTCAATCAAAACAAGGAGTTGACCAAAGTCCGCGACACGATTTTTAGTTATCTATTACCGGATGGCCGGCTCGTGGGGGCCACCAGGAGAGAGATAGATCAGTTTATGACCACGGTTGCCCGCCGGTTTAGGGCGATGCAGGAGGCCCACGTGCGGCATAGGGTGCCTTCTCCGTTTGTGCAGACGTCGGGGCAGTGCTGGGGCGCATCAATCTTAAGTAAGCCGATCAGCAATCTGATATGGAGGCTGGCGGCGCCCGATGCCCGAAATCTCCGGGAGTCCGAGTACCGTATGGTGGCTACGGATGTTGATACAACGCGCCTGCAGCACTTTCTGGCACTGCTCCAGTCGGGCAGATCGTTTTTGGAGGCGGGGCGCACGGTTTTCCGTCTCCCGCCAAAAAAAGCGGTGGACCGTCTTGCAGTGTCGGCCGGTCTGCTGGATCTGCCCATCCTGTCTCTCCTGTTTAGGTCTATCAGCAATTATGATTTTGCCCTAAAAGCCGCAGAAGAGTTTGAGGCGTCAAAAGACATCCGGCTCCGCTCTGTCATACGGGATTTTATGTGGCTTGTCCGCCTGATTGACCGCAAGAGAGGATCGGAGGACGCCTACAAGGTAGCCCACTTACTCGTCAAGCAGTCTTATCAGGTCTCTGACGGCGTGCATGTCTTCAAGCAGCTGACACCCGCTAATAAGCAGTTGTTTTTGCAGAGCCGATGGAAAATCAAGACCGCTCATGACGCCCTTGTGGCGCTCCACAATAAGCAGCGGTTTGCCAATCAGCAGATCATCTACCGCAAGCCGGATATGCGCCTGCCTGCGATTTACGCAGAGGCCGGTCTCAGCTTCTGTCTACCCCCGGATACCGACAATCTCCGGGCGCTCGGTAAAGTGATGCATAACTGCGCCGGCACCTATTGCGATAAGGTGCTGGACAACTGGACGACGGTCATCGGAGTCTTTGCCGAGGACAACCATCCGGTGGTCTGCATCGAGGTCCAGAAGGGCACGATTATCCAGGCTAAGCTTGCCTGCAATCATCCGGTGTGTGGCGATCACGCACTTAATGCCGCCGTGATCCGGTGGGCTGATGATAAGGGGCTGATGATCGATACCCCGGACATAGCCCGGACGGAAAGGAGGCGCGAGGGTGCCTAACGATATCAAGCTGACGATTGCCACCGCACCACAGCGGTTCACGAAAATCTGGCGCCATACGGAGACCACCTGGCTGCACCTGGCAGCCAAGCTGGAGACCACCGCACGTACGGGGGAGACCGTAGCCGAGTATAAGGCTATGAGCAAAACGGCTAAGGACTCCCGCAAGGATGTAGGCGGCTACGTCTGCGGGCGTCTTAAAGACGGACGCAGACTTAAGGGCAACGTGGAGTACCGGCAGGTCGTTACGCTGGACGCAGACTCCGCCGGGCGCGATATAGCAACCGATATCGACCTGGCACTGGGACAGGTGGCCTACTGCTACTACTCAACGCATAGCCACACGCCGGATAAGCCGCGGCTGCGCATCCTTATCCCGTTGTCTGCGCCGGTGCCTCCTGATCAGTACCAGGCGATCGCCCGGATGCTGGCCAAAGATATAGACATCGAGGCGATGGACCCCACCACCTACGAGCCTGAGAGGCTGATGTACTGGCCCTCCACCCCGCAGGACGGACAGTATCTGTATCAGACCAACGACGCGCCAATCCTTGATCCGGAGACCGTACTTGCCCGGTATGACCATTGGCAGGATGTCTCGGTCTGGCCAAGCAGCAAGCGCGAGGCGCAGGTGACGCACACCAGCGCCGCCCGGCAGGGAGACCCCCTGGCAAAGCCCGGACTCATTGGGGCCTTTTGCCGGGCGCACTCCATACAGGATGCGATCTCCCGGTTCCTGCCGGAGGTCTACTCCGGGGATGGCGACCGGTACACCTACACCGGGGGCAGCACTACGGGGGGCCTCGTGGTATATGACGATAAGTTCGCCTACTCCCATCACAGCACCGACCCGTCATCTGGGCATCTGTGCAATGCGTTTGACCTTGTGCGACTGCACCTGTACGGTCATCTGGACGAGGATGCAGCTGAGGGGACTCCCTCGGCCAGGCTCCCGTCTTTCCTGGCCATGGCCAAGATGGCGGGTAAGGACAAGGAGACGGTCAAGCAGCTTAACGACGAGACCATGGCTGAGGTTAAGCAGCTGTTTCGCGATGAGGACCTGCCCCCGGATGACCAGAGTCTGGACTGGATGGCCGATCTGTCACGGGGGTCTGGCAAAAACACGGCGATAGAGCCCACAGCGGATAACATCATCCGCATCCTGACGCATGACCCGCTGCTTAAGGGCCGTGCGGGGTTGGATCTGTTTTCCCACCGCATCGTCTGCAAGGGTGATCTGCCCTGGCGCAAGCGCGGGGATGATGTGATCTGGCGGGATGCGGATGACGCAAGTTTGCGCAATTATCTGTCGCGCTATTACCGGATCACCGGGCGGCAGATTATCGACGACGCTCTGACTGAGGTGATCAACTCCAACGCTTTCCATCCGGTACGGGAGTACCTGGATGGCCTTACCTGGGATGGACAGAGTCGGGCGGAGACACTTTATATTGACTTCCTCGGGGCGGAGGACAGCCGATACACCCGGGCAGTCACGCAGACGCATCTGCGCGCCGCGGTGGAGAGAGTGATGCATCCGGGGGCTAAGTTCGACCCCTGCATCGTGTTGATCGGACCGCAGGGGATAGGCAAGAGTACAATCCTCTGCAAGCTCGGAGGAAGCTGGTTTAATGATTCGATCGTGTCCATACAGGGCAAGGATGCTATGGAGCAGCTGCAGGGGAGCTGGATCATCGAGCTGTCTGAGATGCAGGCGGCTAACAAAGCGGAAAACGATCAGATCAAGGCTTTTATTTCCCGGCAGGTGGATAAGTTCCGAGCGCCTTATGGTCGCCGGACTGAAGAGTACCCCAGGCAGTGTGTGTTTTCTGCCACCACCAACGATTTTATTTTTCTTAAAGATCGTACCGGGGGGCGACGTTTCTGGCCGGTGGTTTGCGCGGGGGGCGGGAGGCGGCCTCTCAGTGATTTAACGGAGGATTTTATTAAGCAGGTATGGGCAGAGGTATACAAGAGATGGGGGGCGGATCAGTCGTTGTTGCTGCCAGATGATGTGGCTAAGACCGCGGCGGATCTGCAGATGGCGCACACGGAAGGAGCCGAAAAAGAGGGCCTTATAGAGGATTATCTCAACCGGAAATTACCGGACGAATGGGAGAAAATGGAACCTTACGAGCGGGCGTCGTGGCTCTCTGAGGAGGGGCACATGGACGGAGAAGGGGAGCGCGTAAGAGATAAGGTCTGCGCCCTGGAGATTTGGTGCGAAGCCTTGGGTGGAAAGAAGAGCAATTTTACAAATGCCAGCGTCAGAGAAATAAATACGATAATGCAGGCGATGGAAGGGTGGAAACCATATGTGTCTAAAGATAGCAAAAGAGGAAAGCTAAGATTTGGGAATTATTACGGAATACAAAGAGCGTTTATAAGAGAAGGAAGCAGCTATGACAGATAGGAGTGTTGCCAGTTTTATGATCGGCAACACCAATAGGCAACGGGGAAAAGCCAGTGAGCGTAAGGATTTGTGGGTTATTGTTGCCAATGTTGCCAATTATACTATATAGGTTTTTAAATATGTATATATACGCGCGTAGGAGACTATAAAATGCTTAATCTATAGAGTTATATAGAGAGATTGGCAATACCGGCAACACTTTGTCAATAAAGTTAGACGGTGTCTACGAAAACAGCGTATCCAATTGGGCACACTATGGCAACATTTTCCAAAATCGTTGTAAATGCAACGTAGGGAGGGTAGAGATGCGCGAGAGAGATGTGGAGCAGGCCTTGGTGAGGGCGGCCAAGTCCGCGGGGGGACTGGCGGTCAAGTTTATCGCTCCAGGCATGTCCGGGGTGCCGGATAGGATTGTATTATTACCGCACGCCAGAGTTGTATTTGTGGAGCTGAAAGCGCCCCATCAGCGCCCCCGGGCAACACAGAGGATCATATTACGGTGGCTGTATCATATGGGCTTTAAAACGGCGACCGTGGACAACAAGATAACAGCCAAAAGGCTGATCGAAAGGAGCATATATCATGGATGACATAGCAGTTTTAAAGCGCAGGCTGAACCTGTCATGCCGGATCCTTCCGGGGGCGTCCCCTTTTATCCGGCAGGCAATCATCGATAATATCAAGCTGTACCGCCGGGCTATCCTGGCTCTGGAGGATGCCGAGAGAGGCTACACCCCCGAGGAGGTGGCACGCCGGATCCAGGTCAATATGTATCAGCGGTTCCGGATCGCCGGCAGAAAGGATTATTACTATTTGTCGAAAAAGGGGCTGCTGGTGGATGGCAAGGTGCAGGACCCCCTGATCATGGACCATCTGATGGACGGAGTGCTGCAGGTCAATTATGCATTATAATCCTTATCCATATCAGCGTATGGCGATCCAGCATATCCTGGACCGCCCCGGATCCGGGGTATACCTTGACATGGGCATGGGTAAGACGTCCATCACCTTATCGGCGATCCTGGCGGTGCTGTATGACAGCTTTGAATGTACTAAGGTACTTGTCATAGCCCCCAAAAAGGTGGCGGAGGCGACGTGGCAGGAAGAGGCACGGCAGTGGGATTGTTTCCGGACATTAACCTTTTCGGCCATCCTGGGCGACCGGCGGCAGCGGATCACGGCACTTAACCGCAGAGCTGATGTTTACATGATTAACCGTGAAAATGTGGTGTGGCTGATGGAGCAGTGCCACAACAAGCCCCCTTTCGACATGCTGGTGATTGACGAGAGTACCAGTTTTAAAGATCAAGGGACTAAGCGGTGGCGGGCACTCCGCCGGGTCCGCAAATGTTTTAAAAAAATCGTTATCCTGACAGGCACTCCAAGTCCAAACAGTCTGATGGACTTGTGGGCGCAGATCTATCTGCTGGATGGCGGTGAGAGACTGGGGCGCACGATCACCGAGTACCGGCAAAATTATTTTATCCCGGATAAGAGGGATGGCATGCGGATATTTTCTTACAAGATTAAAAGCCCGCAGGCAGAGAAAGAAATCTACGATAAAATCAGCGATATCTGTATCAGCCTGAGAGCTAAGGACTACCTGGCACTTCCTGAAACGATGCCGCCTGTGGTAGTGCCAGTTAAACTGTCACCGGCGGATCTGAAAACATATAAAGAGCTTGAGCGTGAGCAGGTGATAGAGCTTAAGGGGCAGGAGATCACCGCTATGTCAGCGGCGGCGGTCAGTACAAAATTACTGCAGCTGGCTAATGGGGCTGTCTACGATGCAGACGGGCGTACGATTGAGGTCCACAAGGCCAAACTGGAGGCCCTGCAGGAGATCGCAGAGTCCAATGAGGGCAGTCCGCTATTGGTGTTTTATTCCTTTCGGTCTGACCTGGCACGGATCCAGAAGACGTTTCCAAAAGCGCGTAAGTTGGAAAACGCGCAGGATATAAGAGACTGGAACGCGGGCAAAGTGCCTATGCTGCTTGCCCATCCGGCCAGTGCTGGTTACGGGCTCAATCTGCAGGCGGGGGGTCATATCATTGTCTGGTACGGGCTGACGTGGAGCCTGGAGCAGTATCAGCAGGCCAACGCCCGGTTAAAACGGCAGGGGCAGACCAGGCCGGTGGTTATCAGCCACCTGGTGGCGGAGGGCACTATCGATGAGCGAGTTATGCAAGTGCTAAAGCATAAGGCGTCAGGGCAGGAAGCCATGATGCAGGCGATTAGGGTATTAGTTAAGGAGGCAACAAAATGATACAAAAAATTGATTTAACACTGAATTTGGTTGGCACAATTTTGTGCCAATCATGTATATCGATCATTGGGAAAGAGATAAAAAATGAAACCAGATAATATAAATCATCCGGAACACTATTGCTATGGAGGAATCGAAACGATTGAATATATCAAAGCAAAATTATCCCCTGAAGAATACACAGGATATCTAAAAGGCTCCGTGATTAAATATCTATCCAGAGCCGGCCATAAGGACGACGCAGTGCAAGACCTCAAAAAAGCGCAGTGGTATCTCAATAGATTGATAGAGGAGGGGGCCGATGGACGATAAGGGGCGCCCGGAGACGGGGAGAGAATACTTGGATATGCTTCGTAAGCAACAGCGCGATATCTGGAGCCTGGAGTCGGAGTGCAGAGGATACCGCGTCCGTATGATAGGTATCTCTTCTCCTGATCTTGAGCATGAGAGGGTAACAGGGGGCTTGCCTAAAGAGGCAATAGACCGGCTGATCAAAGTAGAGGAGTATCTGCTGCGCATCAATCAGCAGTATGATAAGCTGCTGGATATGCGGATGGAGGCTCTGACACTGCTTGATATGATTACAGATCCTGACCAGCGGGCGGTACTGCGGGAATACTATATTAGATGCCGTTCTTTGAGGCATACGGCAGCAGTTGTCCACTTGAGCAAGTCTCGGGTAGGGCAGATAAGGCAAGACGGTGTCGAGGTTTTCAGCGATATTTACAAGAGACAAAAACTGGACAAAATGGACAGATGTATGTGATATAATAGTAGTGTGAGAATGTAGGGCCGCTGATATCAGCGGCCTTTTCCGTTGTAAAACCGACAAACTGGGGGAGGTGGTGAGATTGAAACGTGGAGATAAGGGAGCAGGCGCATAAAGATTATGTCGAGGGAATGACGCTCAAGGCAATCGCAAAAAAATATGACATCTCCGTTAACACGGTCAAATCTTGGAGCCGCCGGTCGGAGTGGATACGCAACCCGGATGCGGTCAAAGGGAAAAGTGGTGCACCCCGCGGCAACCATAACAGCAAAGGGGGCCCCCCCGGTAATCACAAAGCTGTAAAACACGGACTCTTTGCAAAATTCTTGCCGCAGGAAACGAAGGATCTTGTGGCGGAAATTGAAAAGATGTCTCCTATGGACATCCTGTGGAAGAATATCTGTATTAAGGCGGCATCCATAATCCGGGCGCAACCGATAATGTATGTTGCAGGCAAAGATGATGTCATAAAGAGGCGCACAATGAGCGGGGAGTCCGTGGACTCCTATGAGTACCGTGAGGCATACGAACAGCAGGCTACGTTCTTGGCCGCTCAGTCCAGGGCTATGGCTACATTGACCAAAATGATTAAGCAATATGAGGAGATGTGCGCCGCAGGGCTGGCGACAGAGGAACAGAAACTGCGGATCCAGAAGCTGCGCATGGATCTGAACGTCCAGCAGGATAATGATGACAAGGTGGTGATCATTGATGACACAGATCAGGCTAAGTGAAGTTATGGGCCCTGCATTTTACGGGGTGCACCAAGACGTCAAAACACACGGCCATACTCATTACGTCTTGGGCGGTGGCCGTGGGGGCCTGAAATCGTCATATGTGTCAGAGGAAATACCATTGCTTATGATCCAGCACCCGGAGTGTCATGCGGTCGTCCTCCGCAAGGTGGCAAATACCCTGCGCAACTCTGTGTATGCGCAGATGGAATGGGCTATCGATAAGCTGGGGATGACAGGCCAGTGGAAGCTGCATACCAACCCGATGGAAATGATCCGTAAAGCGACGGGGCAGAAGATCCTATTCTTCGGGGTGGACGACAAAGCCAAGCTGAAATCAATTAAACTGCCTTTTGGCTATGTCGGAGTAGTCTGGTACGAGGAACTGGACCAATTTGCAGGAATGGAAGAGATCCGGAACCTGAATCAGTCACTGCTTCGGGGCGGCCCGACATACTGGTGCTTCGCATCCTACAATCCTCCAAAATCCCGTGACAATTGGGTCAACACAGAAATGCTGATTGATGATGCAGACCGCCTGGTGCATCACTCCAACTATCTGCAGGTGCCCCGGGAATGGCTGGGGGATCAGTTTTTTTACGAGGCGGATAAGCTCAAAAGCCGCAACGAGAAAGCGTACAGGCATGAGTATCTCGGGGAGGTCACGGGTACCGGGGGGAGCGTATTTGAAAACGTGGAAGATCTGAGAATCACGGATGCTGATATGCAACTATTTGACCGGCGCCGCTATGGCCTTGATTTTGGCTTTGCTGTAGATCCTTTGGCCTGGATAGCTATGCATTATGATGCCAAGTACGAAAAATTGTATATCTTTGATGAGATATATCAGCCTAAACTGACAAATCCGGCTGCCGTGAGAATGATAAAAAACCGTATGGAGGACTCGGGAATCATCCGGGCAGACTTAGCTGAACCTAAGTCGATCCGGGAAATGGTAGAGTTGGGGCTGCGGGTGTTTGGCGTACCAAAACCGCCCGGGAGTATTGATTACGGCATCAAATGGCTGCAGGGGTTGTCTGCTATAGTGATTGACAAGCGCAGATGCCCAAATACTTACCGTGAGTTTGTATCGTATGAGTACGAACAGACCAAAGACGGTCAGTTTATATCGGCGTATCCGGATAAAAACAATCATGCGATTGATGCAGTGCGCTACGGCTGCGAAGATCTGATGCCGGCACGAATGAAAGTGCGGGCGAAGCGGAGTAATTTGTATTAAGGAGGCCTGAATGGCAGATATAGAGACTGGCGATTTTGTGGCGGGCAAAAACTGGGGCGCGAGTATATCGCAGGCCACGGGGTACCGCTTGTTACATGACGCCTATTATGGCACAGGACTATTTGAGAGGGGCTACGGCCTGCGTCCGCACCCCCGAGAGATGCTATCCAACTACAGAGAGCGCCAGGCGCTGGCTTATTATCTTAATTACACAGGGCCAATCGTCAACGCCGCTGTGGATCCAATTTTCAAGGACGAGATCAAGCGGGATTACAACGACTCTGAAATGTTTAGTCACTTTTTGGATAACTGCGATCGTACGGGTATGTCGTATCAGGATTTTTGTAAATCCGCTGCCCAGCAGGCTAAGCTATACGGCGTGGTCTATGTGGTGGTGGACAACAGCGACGAGCAGGATGAGACACTAGATAAGGCCATAGCTAACAGGCATCTCCCTTATCTCAAGACGGTGATGCCGGATCAGATCAAAGACTGGTCAATGGATGAAGCGGGCCGACTGGCAAAAATTGTGTACGAGGAACGGATCCGCAATACGGAAAATGCAGAAATCGTGCGCACCTACACGTGGACCGACACAGATTGGTCGATCTCATCCAGTGGGGATCAGGGGGGAAATCGGACTGGAGAACATGGGCTGGGAGTAGTCCCTGTGGTGCAGTGGCTTGCCCGCAACACGCCTAAGACCGATATCCTGCCGCCCTCGGAGTATATCTCCATCGCGCAGACCAACTATTTTTTGTACCAGCTCTGCAGTTGGCACACTCAGCTGTTGAGAGATCAGGCATTTTCCATCCTGACAATGCCCGACAGCGGGGAGGATGATATAACGATCGGGACAAATAATGTGCTTACCTATGCACCGGAGTCGGCGCATACTCCGGAGTTTATCGCCCCCGCCGCTGCCCCGGCTGATATGCTGACCGGGCAGATGGACCGCCTGATCAAAGAGATGTTCCGGATGTCTGGTCTTGACTCTGTGATTGGGGTGCAGTCCGACTCGTCTAAATCGGGGGTCGCCAAGCAATGGGATTTTGAAAAGACAAACAGACGTCTGGCTGATTTTTCCGTCCGTTGCGAAAACGCTGATAAGGCAATTATCGCGCTATACGAAAAATGGTCGGGAGAATCGGTCGGGTATGAGGTCGAGTACCCCCGGGATTTTAAGATCAATGACGTGGCGGACAGTCTTGCAGACGCCCAGGCGGCCATCGACTTGGGATTCCATAGCACCTCCTATAAACAGGAAATCCTGAAAAAGGTGCTGGAAGCTTATATGCCTAACCTGGAACCCGAGACATACGACAAGATCGTGGATGAGGTGGCTAAGGCGGCAGAGGATGAGCAAATGAGTATGACGTACGGCGCTACGACTGTTGGGGAGGATGTAAACGATGGACCTATCACAGTCAAACAAAACCCTCCGGCAGTTTGAGGCACGCATAAAGCGTCTACTGGCCGAGGGGCTCCCGCCCCGGGAAGCAGTGCAGCAGGCATACCGCAAGTACCCGGTTATGGAGGCAATGTACTCCGAGATCCAAGTCCAGCTGGTCAACGAGGCAGATAAGGGCTACGGGGCGGATCTGCCGGTGGCAGTCGTTAGACAGGCAATGGAGATAGCCTGGGCGCCGGATCTGCTGACATTGTCCGATAGGACGACACGCGGATCCACAAAAATCGTAGCACAGGTGTCTAAGAGCATTATAGACAGCCTGCAGCAGGGGGAGGCAGTCAAAACGGCCGCCCTTAAATTGTTTGACGGCTACTCCGTGGGAGGGATTATCCCGCAGCAGTCTATCCCGTTGTTTCTGGATAATCTGCTGCGCGTGGCCAATTCAAAAGACTACGGCGGGGCGGCCTACAAAGCCATAATCCGGGATGTGCAGCGTAACCTGGATAAGCTGACTAGCCAGGGGCTAAAATCCGCATACGCCCAGGTGGTTAGAGCGATCGACTCGGGCAACGAGGATAAGCTCAATAAGGCGGTGTATGCGGCCACGCAGGAGCGAACGCGTTATTTTGCCGAGCGTATCGCCCGAACGGAACTGGCAAGAGCTTACCAGGATGGATTCTTGGCGCGCTGGGGCCCAGATGAGGATACCGTCGCTTTTCGCTGGAAACTATCGGGCAACCATCCGAGAGTTGACATATGCGACTTGTATGCTAATGCTGATCTGTATGGACTGGGGCGGGGTATATACCCCAAAGACAAAGTGCCGCTTATCCCGGCGCATCCGCACTGCATGTGCAGACTGCAGCCGATTATTACCGGACAGCTGGAGAATGAGACCCCAGTTGACCGGATTATGGACGGAGGGAGGGAGTATCTTGAGGATTTAAGTGTACCGGACCAGGAGGCCATATTAGGCGTCAAAGGTCGGGAGCAAGTTACATCAGGGCAGGCCAGGTGGACGGATGTGGCCAGGAGCTATAGCCGGGTCACCTTGGTCAGCCGGCTATCAAAATGCACCCACAGCTAATTGTGTGCGGTGCATTTTTAGTGGGACAGGAGCCCACGCATTTACCCGGGAGGTAGAAATATATGGAATTGAAAGAAGTATTTGAGGCCTTAAAAGCTATAGAAAACGGATCCGCATTGGAGAAGACAATTAAGGATGAATTGGCTAAGGCCAATTCTGAAGCCGCCAAATTCCGGACCGCGAAAAATACAGCCGAAGCCAAGGCCGCAGAATTAGAATCAAAGGCGGCGGAACTGGAGTCCAAAGTCGGAGAATTGACGGCAAAAGGGGCAGGATCCCAGACGGCCGCCGAAAAGATGCAGAAACAGCTTGATGCACTCGCCAAGAAGTACGAAGAAGCCGAAAATGCCCGAAAAACAGAGCAATCGAAGCGGATCCAGTCGGATATCCTCAGCAAAACCGTGGAGGCACTGGCTAAGGGAAATGCCGCGAATCCCCGTGAGATTGCAAAAATAATCACGAATAATGTGAAGGTGGCAGAAGACGGCACGTATAGTTTTGTGGGGGCTGATGGCACTGAGGGGTCCATCGATGATGGCGCAGCGGGATGGCTAAAATCCAATCCCTGGGCGGTCAAAAACACACAGACACCGGGCAGTGGTGCTAAGGGCGGCGCGAAGCCCGCAGGCAGCCGTTACTCGATGGATGATCTAAAAAATATGACGCCTGAAGAGATCAATGCTCATTGGGACGATATTGCAAACACGAAAGGATGATATAAGATATGGCATTGTCAACATTTGTACCGCAGTTATGGTCAGCGCGCCTCCTGGCGCACTTGGACAAAAATCTGATTTTGGGCAATCTGGTAAATCACGATTATGAGGGCGAAATCGCTAATTACGGTGATACGGTTAAGATCAATCAGATCTCTGACATCTCCGTGAAAGATTATGTCAAAGGGACTGACCTTGTGTATGATGACACCGACGGTACACCGACGGAGCTTACTATTGATCAGCAAAAATATTTTGCTTTTAAGGTGGAAGATATCGACACTGCGCAGGCTAACATCTCTCTGGTGGATAGGGCGATGGATCGGGCATCTTACAAGCTCCGAGACTCGGTAGATCAGCATGTGGCAGCACACTCCGCGCAGGCTGGTATCCAGATCGCGTCTACGGCCCTGACTACTCCAGAATCTGCGTATGATGCGATGGTCGCCTTAGCGGTTGCATTTGACCAGGAAAATGTGCCGGATGCCGGGCGTTGGGTGGTTGTACCCCCGTGGGTATACGGCCTGATCCTGAAAGACAGCCGGTTTGTGGCATCCGGTGTGCAGTCTGCCGCTGATGCTCTGCAGTCCGGCCGGATTGGTGGGGCAGCTAATTTTACCGTTTACAAGTCTAATAATCTGGTATATGACAACACGGCTAAGACTTACTCCATTATGGCTGGTACTAACGCGGCTATCACTCTGGCGCGTCAGATTATCAAGACGGAACCGTTGCGTCTCCAGAATAGCTTTTCGGACGCGGTCCGGGGGCTGCTCGTCTATGGGTCTGCCGTGATCCAGCCCAAAGCCCTGGCATGTCTGAAGGTGACAGAGAAGGCTGCAGGCTAATCATGACAAAGGTGACAGCACCGAATAAAAATTATACGGGCGTCACGGCGACCGTATTATTCCAGCAGGGGTTAGGCGAGACGGATAACGCCTACCTCCTTAACTGGTTTGCAAACCACGGATATACCGTATCCGACGAAAAAACAGAAAATACGAAAACGGAAGAGGCTGAATAATGGATGCCGCGGGGATTTTCCGTCGGCGTCTCCAGCAAGCGGTAAAAGCCAGCACGATAGCCGTGGCAGAAGAGGCTAAAGACCATCATAGCTACCATACCAAGACTGGATTTTTGGAAAAATCAGTATCGACTAATTTCCGGCAGTCCGGGCTTACCGGTGTGATATTCCTTGATGCGTCGATCGCCCCTTATGGGCCTATCGTGCATGAGGGGTCCGCTCCGCACGTGATCTCACCCAAGACTAAGAGGGCGCTCAGATGGCCGTCCGGCGGGCGCTTCATTTTTGCGAAAATTGTGTATCATCCCGGATATAAGGGTGATGCATTTCTGTATCGGGCACTTGCGTCCAAGGATAATGAGATTGACGCTATTTTTGATCGGTACGTCGACCTGGCAAAGGGGGATATTGAAAGTGCTATTACAGATCGCTGACATAAGAGATCAGGACGAGCTCCTCGGCCCGGTAGCTACAGAGGCCATGCTGTCTGAGGCGCATGACTCACTATATCTGCTTGCCGGGCAGATCGGGGTGGATCGGGACAATGTGATCTTGACAATCCTGGTTAAAAGGTATCTGATCGCGTACACTTTCTGGAGGACGGCTGTTCAGAAAAGTTATTCTGCCGGAGGATCTGCTTACCGTGGTGGGGATGCCGTTGACTCCTACGGATCCAAGGTCAAGTATTATGCGGATGAAGTTAAGTCCCTAGAGCCTAAACTCACCAAAGAGACACTGACAGGTGCGGCTCCGGAGCAGACCTTCCGGGCAGTCCGGTTATATAGGGGGTGACCTGATGATCTGGTATGATGCATTGTCTTATATCAGGGGCAAAATTGCCGGGTTGGAATACGCCCCATCTGTAGAGCTGGGGGCTAAAAATCCTAAAATGCTGTCATTGGACGCTGGGGGCCCGGGGGCCGTCCTACTGATCCGCGGGCAGGAGGCAAGTGAGGCTGTGGGATTGCAGTCCTACATCAAGGTCACCTTGTATCTGGAGTGCTGGGTGCGGAGTGATGACCAGTCACTGGAGGCTGGATATATCCAACTGGCGGCGTTGGAGACCCGCATTGACGGCGTACTGGAAGCAATCCGGAAAGAATCGGAAATGATTACTCAGGGGTTCCAGCTGATGGATATTGTTGTCGACCAGAAGACGGGGGACGTAGACTCTATGCGCCCCCTTATTGGGTCGCAGTATACGGTCATTCTGACCGTGCATAAGGAGGGAGTATGACAGTAGCAAGAGGATATAAGGCAGCGGCTACCGTTGATTTTGAGTCGGCCTATAACACGGCGCCGACGACAAAAAAAGGCTATGTCCTGCCGATCATAAAAAACGAAATTGAACTTAAGCAGACGCAGATCACGTCGGATACCATCACGGGCAATCGTAATGATGTGATGTCTGCTCTGGGGCGTATCAGCGTGGAGGGGACTGTAACCGTGCCTGCCGACTATCGGGCAATCGGGTATTGGCTCCGCGGCCAGTTTGGGGGTCCTACTACCACAGGTACCGCCGCGCCGTACAGCCATGCCTTTGGCGTAGTTGATAACCAGCCATCAATGATTATTGACAAGGCGTTTCCGGATCTCGGTCAATATCTGAGATATCACGGGTGCAAAATCAACACCTCCAAGTGGTCCTTTGGGGACGATAAGGAGATGACCGTGGAGCTGGCTGTAATAGGGGCTCTCAGAGAGACGGCAACGGCGGCATACAATGCCTCGGCTACGTCTATTGTTGGCCTGCCGATCAGCCAAAATCACACTTATGTCAAAATCGGCGGTACAGCATCATCCATAATTAGTAACGGAGATTTTACCTTAGACTCTCAGCTTGATGCCGACAAGGGGTATACGGTGGGATCAAATGGCATCCGGACAGATGTAATAGAGGGGATCATGAAGGCGTCGGGAAATATTGAGGCACTGTTTACGGATACCTCATTTTTGACCTTGGCGGATACTAACGCTAAGACGTCGCTGGAAATAGGCTTTCAAATGAACGCTAGTACAAGCCTGGCATTTCTTTTTCCGGAAGTGCAGATCGAACCTCATGACGTTCCGATCGACGGTCCGGGCGGGGTATCGGCCAAATTTGCATGGAAGGCATTTGTACAGTCTGACAGCAAAAAATCTCTGGTGCAGATAACACTTAAAAACGATGTGGGGGCATATGTATGATAAAAATTAAAGTATTATCAAGGGCACAGATCAAAACAATCAGAGAGATGGGGCTTGACATTGCCGGGGTATCCCCGGTCGGAACACAGCAGGAACTCAAACAGAAAACTGTGCAGCTGTTTGAATGGATTTTTGACAATCTCTACCCGGAACTCTCCCAGGACGATTCCATCGGGTACGACGAGCTGCTGGAAATCGCGGGGAAAACCTACACGAAAACCTACGGGAGGGACGTTGAAGTAAAAAACTAATTGAGGTCTACCGCTGGGCCCGCGGTCCGCGTCCGGAGTACTGCCGGGTGTGCCGCAGGGCGTTTGCCCGGCAGGGGAAAAGAGCACCGTGCGAAGGCTGCGAATACAGGCAGCCTTTTTTGATGCCCGAAAACGGGGACGTGTGGGAGCTCTGGTGCCAGTGCAGCACTCAGCTTAGGACTACTCTTGCCGGGGCGGTAGGCATCGATTACAACGCCATGTTCCAGGTGGCGGGGGCGCTCGGCATCGAGATCACCCCTGGGATCATGAAAAAAGTCAATGCAATGGAAGCCGAAATGCGAAAGGGGGCGAAAAATGGCTAAAGACATACAGGTGCAGATCAAGGCAGAGGACCATGCAAGCGCGGCGGTCAGCCAAGTGAAGAAAGCAATGGACGGCCTGAAAGACAAGACCGTAAATATCAAAGTGGGGTCTGCAGGATCCGCGGGTATCACGGGCGCTATGTCCGCTATGCAGGGGCAAATGGAAAACGTGCAGTCGGCATCGTCGGGATTAGTCGCGTCCCTGGTGTCCGTCAAGGCGGCCATGACTGCTCTTGCCACCGGGGCTATCGCAAGTGCCGGGGTGTATATGGTCAAGCTCGCCGGGGATTTCCAAAATGTGCAGGTGGCGCTAACCAATATGTTGGGGAGCGCCGAGAAAGCGCAGTCCCTGATTGCGGATCTGCAACAGTTTGCGGCAACAACTCCGTTTGAGTTCCAGGGGCTGGCCAAAGCCAGCCAGAAACTCCTGGCGTTTGGGTTTACGGCGGAGCAGCTGATCCCGACCCTGACAGCTGTCGGGGACGCCGCTGCAGGGCTGGGTGTAGGCGCAGAGGGCGTTGACCGTATAACTCTGGCTCTCGGGCAGATGGCAGCCAAAGGGCGCGTGCAGTCCGACGAAATGCTGCAGTTAACCGAGGCGGGTATCCCCGCCTGGAAGATGCTTGCGGATACCATAGGCACGGATATCCCCACAGCCATGGATAAGGTAACCAAAGGGCAGGTGGATGCGCAGACAGGACTTAATGCCCTCGTATCGGGTATGGAGAGCAGGTTTGCAGGTCTTATGGACCAGCAGTCTAAGACAATATCCGGGAGTTGGTCCAACCTCATGGACGGGATGGAGCAGTCCGCCACGCAGGTGGGTCTGCGGATATCGGATGCTTTTAATTTGCCAGATCTGTTTACCAACATAGGCAATCAGCTGCAGGCGTTTGCCCGTGATGTCGAGTCCTCGGGCGTTGCTGACGCCCTGGCTAATCTGATACCCCCGGGGCTTGCCATGGGTATAACTACTGTGGCCGGTGCGCTTACGGGGGCCCTGATCCCCGCGGCAATAGCCGCCGTACCCGCGCTGATAGATTTGGCGGTGGCGGCCGCGGCCGCTCTTATCCCGCTGGCGCCGTATATCGCCATCGGGGCTGCCGTAGGGGCAGCGATTTACGCTATTTTGGAGCCGGCGGAAGCCTTTACAACTCTGCTGGAGTTGACCGGCACATCAGCTTCAGATGCGTCTGCGCAGTTGGTATATGTGCAGGGCGTGACAGATAATTTCATGCAGAGCATCTACTCTGCTGTAGATGCTGCCAAGGATTGGATTACGGCTAATTTTGACCTGTCTGGGTCATTCCCGGAGCTGTCCAGCGCGATAGATGCCACGCAGGGGGCATTTGACCGCTTGGGCAATAACATTGCTAATGCCATCCAGCAGGTCGGGTGGCTCAAATCCGCCATTGACGCGCTTAACGATAACGCTTATGGGGCCAAATTTCTCCATCAGGGCGCTGGAGCTACTTTTGGCGCATCTGTACCGGTGTTAGGCAGTTATGGGGAGAGCGGGGGCCCCGCATATGGGGCTACAGTGGCCCTGGATAAAATCACCTCCAAGGCCTCGAGGCCTGATTATTCTCAGTTCGGATTTGGCTCTGGCGGCGCTGGTAAAGCCGCGAAAGGAAGCTCCGGAAAGTCCGCTGCCGAAAGAGCAGCGGAGGCCCTGCAGCGTAAAATTGACAGCATGGCCGAAAAAGTGGCGGAGTCTATCAACACATATCAAGCTAAGATAATGGATGAAACCGGCACCGCGTATGAAAAGGGAATGGCCAACCTCCAGGCCGACATTGATAAGACGCAGGACGAAATTAAAAAAGCGTCGGCGCTGGGAATAGATACGACAGAGCTGCAGTCTAAACTTGATCAATACTCACAGGCAATCAAGGACAAATTGGTTAAAGCCTGGAAGGAAGCCAACGAGGATATTAAGCAAGATACCGATCTGACCTGGGCGCAAATAAACGACTCGGCGGCGTCAGCTGCTAAGGTGCAGTACCAGATTGACCTGACCAAGCTCAATCGAGAAAAGGAAACGAAACTGAAAGAAATCGCCCTGACCAAAGACTCGGTCGAGGCGCAGGCAGAACTGCAGGCGTGGTACACTGCCAAAGCCACGGCACTGGCCAAAACGCTGGAAACAGCACTGGCCAAAGAGCCTAAAACGTGGCGGAGTGCATGGCGTACGGCCATGCAGAACGTGTTAGACGATATGGGATCCATCGGCAGTCAGATGATGACGGCCATGCAGGGCGTTGCCCAGTCAATGTCGGATGGCTTTACCGACTTTTTCACGGATATCCTGACGCTGGATTTTGATTCTATCGGGGATGCTTTCTCCGATATGCTCAAAAACATGCTTAAATCGATCGCCCAGTTTTTGTCTAACAAATTGGTCACGCAGCTGTTTAACACGTTGCTGGGGAGCACTAACATCGGATCCGGCATCACCGCCACATCCGACGGGAGCGGCGGATATACGCTTCCGACCGTAACGGTGTCAGGGGCCCGGGCATCCGGGGGACCGGTCAGCGCCGGCCGGGCGTATCTGGTCGGGGAGAACGGGCCGGAATTATACATCCCGTCCTCTAACGGCACCGTGGCCAACCGGGTGTCCGGCAGCGGGGACTCCCAGCAGACCGTGGTCACTGTCACGGTCAATAACACGACAGATCAAAAGATGCAGGCCACGCAAAAGACGTCTACCGACGGCACCGGGCGGCAGCTTAAGGAGATTATTATCAGCACAGTGGGGCAGTCCTTATACACCAATGAGGGCGGCATCCGTGATATGGTGGCCGGCGTGAGAGGGGGCTAACATGGATTTTCCAAC